TCTCCGGATCGCGATAGGGATACAGCAGGCTGTCAAACGCCATCCGCATGGCCTTGTAGGTGGTCATGTCAGGGATATCCCGGTTCTCATAGTAGAAACCCACCATGAGCAGAACCGCCAGCCGCACAGGCTCAGGCGCGGGATCGGAAAACTGCGTCCGGCAGTAATTCTCCGCCGCGGCCTGCGCCTGCGCGATCAGGCTGGTCAGATAGGCGTCTTCTTCATCGCATTGAATGCGGAGATGGGTTTTGACCTCATCCACGGTAACGATCATCGCCGCTCACCTCAGTTGGACGGAGCGGATTCCATCAGCCCCGCATTGCGAATGGTCGCCAGCAGGGCGTTATAGTCGTCCTTCAGCGCGGCGATGGTAGTCGCCTCGCTGTCAGGTACATATGCGATCTGGTCAAAGGGCGGCGAAGGCGTAAACAGATCGTCGCCGCCTTCGATGACCGCGCCGGGCAGGAAGGTGAGCTTCCCGCCAATGACCAGTTCATTTCCGCCTTGAGCAAAATAGTTGTGGGTATTCCGGGTGAGGTCCGGAACTGGTTCAGCTTTCATCATGATGCAGCACCTCTCTTTCTCACGCGGCCTTCATCTGCAGGCACTTCACGGCTTCGCGCAGGATAAGCCTGCCATCCACACGCTGGGTAATCTTAAAGCCTACCTGATCGTTGACGGCGTACAGCTCGTTCAGGCGCTGCAGGGAACGGCCCTCCCGATCCGCCAGCCAGTAATAGCTGAAGTCTCCGTACAGGATGGCCTTGTTGCCCGCCGTGGGCAGGGGCATGTAGTTAGATACCAGCACCTTCTGGTTGAGCAGCGTGTCGGGCTGCCCCGCCAGCAGACCCAGCTGCCAGATGAAATTCCCCTGACCGTCCTTGAGCTTGCGCAGCAGCTTCAGCGTGGCGTCGTTCATGATCCACAGCCCTTTGCGGCGGTATCCGCTCTTGAGCGAATGCTGCAGGTCGATGAGCTCGTCCGCCGTAATGGCCACGGAAGACGCGGCGGTCACGCCCAGCTCCGCACCCAAGGTATCGTGCAGCAGACCGGTGGGCTTATGCGTACCATTGCCCGTAAGAATGGCTTCTTCCTCGGCGGCGCCCACGCGGCGGGTGAACTCGCCGGCGATATAGGCCGCCATATCGAAGGCGCTGTCGTGGAGCAGCTCCTCGGAGATGCGGATCATGCAGCCCACCTTGTGGGCGCCCAGGGTGATCTGACCAAAGGCGTCGTCGCTCTCGGGAATGGCGGCTTCCTCCTCGATCCAGGAGGCGGCGCCCTTGCTGGTCACCAGCGGGATCTTGCGATCGCCGGAGGAGGTGGTGATCTTATGCACCAGCCCGCGCATGATGTTTTCCTCTTCCAGTCCCTGGATCAGCTGATGCTCGAACTCATCGGGGACGGTGTAGCCGCCCTCGGACAGCGTGCCCACCTGCAGCGCGTCCCGCACCTCCGGGCTGCGGCGGTCAAGATTGCGCATGTGCGCCCAGAAGGCGTTTTTGTACGCGTCGGACGCGACGCTCTGCCGGGTTTCCGGCGCGCGCAGGGGACGGGAGGTCAGGGCGGGGCGCACGGGCGCGTTCAGCTCGCGCTCGATCTCCGCGGCCCGCTCCTCACGCTCGATGGCGTGACCCAGATCCACAACCTCCTGCTCCATACGTTCATATGTCGCGGTATCCTCGCCGGACATCAGGCCGTTCTCGCCGCTGCGCTCATCCAGAAACGCCTTCGCCTTGTCCCACACGTCGCTGCGCTTCTGGCGCAATTCAAGAATTTTGCTCATGAGAAATTCCTCCTTGTTGTTTGTCGGGATGTTCATTGGAATCGAGATGCTCATATCGCCGGCTGGCGGGCATGAGCAGACCCAGCCGTCTTTGCAGCTGGGTCACGGGAATGCCGGAAGGTTCCGGCGGGGTAACATCGGCGGCGTTTTCCACGGCTTCGCCCATGCCGCCAGATACTGCCGTCTGTTCGTCGTCAGGCAACGCCATCGAAGGATGAGCTTCGTCCGCAGTCTCCTGCTTCTCAGCGCGGGTCAATCTGGGCTTATGGCGATCCTGCCATGCCTGTACCTTCGCTTTGGCAAAGTCCAGATTCGCCCTGCGCTCCCCGGCGTTCTCCGGCGCGCCGGGCTTGCCGTCTTCAGCGACAGCGTCGATGAACCCGTACTGCAGCGCGGACTGCGCGTCCATCCACGACGTGGCGCTCATCATGGCGGCAACCTCCTGTCGGCTCTGCCGGCACCGGCGCTGATACACGTTCAGGATGCTCTCCTTGCACGCCTGCAGCAGCCGGATGGAGTCCATGAGCTCCCGCTCGTTGCCCCAGGCTACGACGCTGGGGTCGTGGATCATCCAGAGGCTGCCCGGCGTCATCTTCAGCCTGTCCGCCGCCATGGCCAGTACCGTTGCCGCGGAAGCCGCCGTGCCGGAAACAGTGATCCGCACGCTGCCGGGGTAGGCGCGCACGTCGTCGAACATACGCACGGCGGCGTTGCAGCTGCCGCCGTAGGAATTCAGCCGGATATGCACGTCGTCCGCAAGCCGGTTCTCTTTCCCGTACAACGCTTCATGAAGGGACTCCGGGGTGATCTCGTCCCCGAACCACATTTCGTCGTCGATATAGCCGTTTAAGCTGAGTTCTCTCAATTCGCATCCTCCTCCGTTTCTTCCGCCCAGACGATGCCGGCCAGCACAAAAAAGACGCAGTATACGCAGACCGAATTGCCGTAGGCCTTGTATTCCGCGCTGTCCGTGCGGGGATCCCTGAGCCATTTGACGATTCGGTTTCGTCCGGGCGCCTTGGCCGTCTTGCCCGTGGCACGATACCATTCCTCGAACACCCCTGCCCAGTAACGGATTTCTTCGTCCGTTGGCGCCTCTGTACCCAGCTGTTCCGTCCAGCCGTCTGGATACCCCTGCAAACGGCAGCATTCGCGGGGCGTGAGCCGCCGCACGATGTAACCCGTTTCGGGCGCGGTCACCGCGCCGGGACCCTGCGCCGTGAGGGTAGGTACTTTTTCCCTTCCGATGTTGATGCTGTATTGCGCGTTCTGACCGGCGGAAAAGCAGGCGCGATCCATGGCGTATGCCGCGCCTTCCGGCTCGGAGGACTGTTCATCCCTGCCCACCAAGGGCGGATCCTTGTAATCCCGTGCCATGAGCGGCGGGGATTTTTCCTGATCCACCTGCGTAAAGCTGCCGGTGGTCATGGCATAGACGGCGTGGCGGTCTGACGTATCCAGCGTAAACGCTACCTCACGGTTGATTCCGTCGCCCTGCGGCCCGTTCTCTTCTTTCCGCCCGATCATGGAGCCCTGAAGGCAGTAGCAGGGGCTTTCGGCAGGCGCAACAACGAGCATGCCGCCCTGATGGCATTGCGGGCTGCTGCCCGACGTATCCAGCGTCCGGCTGGTCTGCGCTTCGTAGACGCCCGCGTGGGGATTGGCCGAAAGCATGGCGTGGCTCTGATCGGAACTGATGCCGTATACCTTGACTACCAGCTCATTGCACCGCTGCTCACCACAGTCAAAGGTATTGAGCGTGTTGGCGATATCCGCTGCTTTCCACTTTTGCGCTTCGTCCGCCGAATGAGGACGGGTTCCTTTACAAAATGGAGCGACCAGCGCCAGCGGCACCTGATTCCCGCCCGTGCCCATCCGTGAGCAGAGCGTCTGGCAGACGCCGTCCTCGCTGATTCTAATCCGGCTGTCGGTGGGGTTGAAGTCAATTGCCACGCCGGGTACCACGCCCGCACGAAGCGTAGGCGCACGCTCTTTCTCGTATCCGATTCCCCGGCTGTTTGCGCTGTGCTCGCGGCAGAAGCCCGCCGCGCTTACCCGCTCGCCTGCCGCTCCAGCGCTACCCTCAGCACCTCGGGCAGCTCCTTGCCGCGCTTCTCCGCCCGGCGGAGTATACCCTGACAGGCCTTCGGACTCAAAGAGAACCTTTCCGGCACATTGTCCATCAAGATCGAGGACAGCAAAAATACGTTTCCGTCTTTGTGCGACGCCCCAACCCTGCGCGGCGTCGAGGACGCGCCAGGCGAGAGAATAACCGTCGCCCAGGATCTCGCCTGCAGGCAGCCAGCGCCCGTTCTCCGGCACAGGAACATCTGCCTCGGGGTCTTTGATGCGGATGAGGCTTTCGAGGACGCAGCGGAAATCCTGCCCATTCTGAGAGGACAGGGCGCCCGGCACGTTTTCCCACACTGCCCATCTTGGATATTTCCCATTGGTGCTTTCCCTCATTTCAGTGATAATGCGCACGGCTTCATAGAAAAGACCGGAACGGCTGCCGCCCAGCCCCGTGCGCTTGCCCGCGATGCTGAGATCCTGGCTAACAGGGGCTGCCAAACGTAATCACGTCCACAGCCCCAAGATCACCTCCCCTCAAAGAGGCGATATCGCCGTAATGCTTCATTTCGGGCAGCCGTTTTTCCGTCACCCGGATGGGAAACGGCTCGATCTCCGACGCCCAGACGGGCGTGATGCCCGCCATTTTCCCGGCCAGGGGAAAGCCTCCAATTCCGTCAAAGAGACTGCCCAGCGTAAGTTTTCTGCTCAAGTTGAATCCTCCATAGTTCCTTCCTGCGTTGTGTTTTCCGACCCGCCCAGCATGGCCCGGCGGACGGAAACCATGTTCCCGTTGACGAGGAGCGCGTTTCCGCCATCCTCTTCAGACACGGGGTTCATGTTCTCCAGACCTCGGATGTCGTTCATCGACAGCCAGCCGTTCTGCCGGCCGATGGCGTAGCCCTCCATTCGTTCCTTATACGCGCCCCGCATGAGTCCGTCCATGTTGAAGCGGACATAAAAAACGCCCTTCTCCTTTTCGGCGAAGAGGGCGCGGTTCATGGCCTGCTCGATGCGCACCACCCAGGGGCGAATCGTATGAACGGCGAACGAAATGGACTGATGCTCAATATTGCTGAAGGTCGCATGCTCCAGATCGCCCACCATGTGGGGCGGTACGCGATAAATGCGGCAGATCTCCGATACCTGAAACTTGCGGGTCTCCAGAAATTGAGCTTCGCTGTTCGGTATGGAGATGGGCGTATAGCTCATGTTCTCTTCCAGCACAGCCACCTTGCCGGAGTTGACGGAGCCGCCGTAGGCCGCGTTCCAGCTTTCCCGCAGCTTCTTCGGATCCTTTACCGTATTGGGATGAGTCAGGATACCGCTGGGCCGTGCGCCGTTGGAGAAGAACTTGCTGCCATACTCCTCGGCGGCAAGGCCCAGGCCGATGGCGTTCTTTTCCAGCGCAATGGGGCTGTAGCCCATGACGCCGTCGAAGCCCAGTCCGGGGATATGCAGCACGTCCTCCGGGCGCAGGCGCACCACCTTGCTCGCGCGGGTGGTGTAGTCGTAGATGAGCTTTCCGCTGTCGTCCCTGTCCACCCGCATCTGATCCGGCAGCAATGGATACAGCCCCAGAATGTGGCCGCGTCCGTTGCGCAGGATCTGACAGTAAGCGTTGCCGTAAATCAGGAGATGGGTGAGCATGACCTCCCGCAGGATGAAGCTGGTCATCTCGGTATTGGGTTCGTCGTGCAGGATGCGGTACAGCGGATGCTCCGGCGTCTTGACGCTGCCCTCGCCCTGATTCTGATATACGTGCAGGGGCAGGCTGGCGATAGTTTCCGCAATGACGCGCACGCAGGCGTAGACCGTGCTCATCTGAATGGCGGTGGTTGCCGTGACCGATTTTCCGGACGCGCTGGAGCCGAAATAGAAGGTGGCGGCGGAGCTGACGCTGTCCGTCGTTTTTTCGTTCCTTCCGGGCTTGTCCCGTGCACGGAACAGCGATGCAAATGGATTTTTCATGGAGTCCTCCTGTTGTTACAGTCCTTTTCCCGTTTTCCGGTCATGGCAGCTCCTGCAAAGGGGCTGCCAGTTATTTTCATCCCAGAAAAGATCGCGGTCTCCGCGATGGGGAATGATATGATCTACTACGGTTGCCGGGGTCAGATGGCCGTTTTTCTGGCATTCCGCGCACAGCGGATGCCGGGACAGAAAAGTTTTTCGCGCCTTTTGCCAGTGTGCGTCGTATCCCCGTGCAGCCGCGCCGCCGCGGATAGCGTCGTGACTCCATTCTTTGCGATGCCCCTCGCAGTAGACGCCGCTGTCGCAGAGGTTGGGACAGCCGGGATAGCGGCATGGTCGTTTGGGCGTGTACGGCATATCTTCCTCCTGTTCCGACAATGAGCGCCGATTTTCGTGATGATTTCGCGCACTTTTCTGCCTATTTTCAGCTGTTTGGGTGCAATAACCGTGCAAAATCGGGGCGAATTGAAGCGTTTCGCGCTCTTTTCGCCGCTTACAGGAAAATCATGTCTCTTTCGTCGTACACGGAGCCGCCGCTGTTCTGATTCTTCATCGCCCGATCCAATGCCATGACCAATGCCACCGCGCCGTCCACCTTTTCCGTGGACTTCTGCTT